ACTGTTCCAGCTGGAACAGCGCCTTGAGCGATAAGCAGATCAAGGGCTGACGCCAACTGATCGCCGGTCTCAGTAGAGGCGGTCTTCAATGTCAATCCAGCGCCCTCAATGGCATTTCTCAACTCGTTTTGGACGGCATTTAGCCAATTGGCGGTGAGGGTCGTCCCTGGAGGGCCATCCTGAAACAGATTGCTGGCATTGTTTGCTCCTTCTGTTTTATGCATGATATTCCTCCTTTATACGCCGGTGATTGCCCAAGCGGCAGTTCCATCAAAGCGCCATTTATAAATCGACGGATATGTCACCGTACCCGATCCGACAACATATCCTATGATCCCACCGGTGCGACTATCGCTCGTCCCGACCTCGGCGTCAATGCTGGCGGATGTGGAAAGCGCACCGGATTGCAGATAAACCGGCTTGCCGATAAATCCGCTCAATCGGGACAATCCACTATCATAAATCAGGCCCTGAATCAGAATCTTGACATCAACCGCACCTGACGCATAGCTATCCGCAGGGATTCCCCTTGCCGGATTTGCCTCTGATCTGGAAAGATCTGCAGGCCACCAGTTCCCCGAAACCTGATTGTAAGCGAGGGGCATCCCAAAAGATGCGCTATGATCACTATGCATCGTCTGAGAGTAAAGATGAAATCCCCTTGTCGTCTTGTCGGTCGTGATCCCCAAAACAACCGGGCCATTGAAAAAGTCCCCAGCATAAGAAAATTCGGGATCTTCCATGATCGTCACGATAACATCTCTTGCGTCCTGAGCCGAAATATTCCCCGTCACATTATCTGCCAACAAGGCAAGTATCTGGGCTCTTGTTCTTTGTGTGTCAGCCATTTCTCAAATCCTCCTTTGTTTGATTTACTCATTATCCAGGTTTATGAAAATTAACATCGAAAGCGTCGGGATCGAAATCCCCGCCATAATTGACATCAAATCCAAGACCAAATGACTTATTAAAAGCCCCCTGCAAATGGCTTGTTTGATCCGACAATAATGAATCAAAAGCGGAACTAAACGCCTGAGCAAATGCGGGACCATCAAAATCAAATGTCAATATAGTATGCCCCGGCTTATATTTTCTTAAAATACATATCAACGGATCAGTACCAGGGATATATGAAAGGGGATCACCAGCGGCTCCACTACCAGCCATGAAATAAATGACATCCCCACTACCATATGTGATAGTGACTTTCCAATAGAATATATTTTTTTGATCACCACAAGGATCACCTGCACCATGGACACCGCACCAAAATGGGGTATATTCTGTGATGGTGATTGTCCATCCCAAAGTGGCCGCGAGTTCAATAAAATATGCCGGATTTTGTCCGCCTAAACTAATCAATCGGGTATGGACCGAGGATCTCCTTTCAGGAATCGTTTGTCCTTCCTCGGAGCATTCATCCGGCAATCCCAGATCGCTTTCATGATCTTCCAGCAACTCGGATGTATAGCGGGTATCCCTTTCCTGCGCCAGATCCGCAGATCTCCCATCCACCCGAGCAAGCTCCTCAGCCACCCCTAATAAAAATTCTGTCAAGGTCGAATCTTCATCCCGATTCCATGCCGCCCCCCCTGGTAAAAGGGATTGCAATAATCGTAAATAATTCGTCGCTGTCCACCTCATGATTCCCCTTTAATAATCACTAAATGTTATGGTTCCCAATACATGAACCTCATCAACCGCGGCGGTTACATCCGCCACAGGGGTATCCAATCGATGAGTTACTTCCGCTGTCGCAAGGCTAATGGCTTCGCTGATCTTTGAAAGATATATCGTTTCCTCGGGTCCGCCATCTCTTAAAATCAAATCTGCCAGATTATTTTCAACCGCGTCCTGCACAGCCGTTGTATTTGGGGAAATGGCAATGGTAAAATTAATCGATAAAAGATTTAGTTCGATCATAAATAATCCAGGTTCCGCTGTAACTGGACATCCAACGGTCTTGCCGGTGGCCGGATCTTCATGCTCAACAATATAGGCTCGGACAAGATCCCGCTGTGTAGAATTTGGTATAATACTATCATCGCCATCCCTGACAAATGCGATTCCGATTGTCCCAAGTCCTTGATATAGCGGCTGAGACCAAGATCGGGTAACTCCTGAAACCTCCAGCGCCCATGCCTCATAATCAAAATCCGCACCGCCATGCGGGGGCTGTCTTTTTCGGGCTAAGACCCTTTCCCTCAATGCGGAATCCGCCTCTTCATCCGATCCTCCGGAAATACCATCGGCATCCACAGTGATAGTAGTATCAATCCCCGCAATCGGACTGGAAAAGGTTAAAGAAATCCCCGCATCGTCGTTCCCATCCGCACCGGCAACAGATGCCGTAAAATCCAAAGTGGCGATGCCCCCAGCAACTATAACCTCTTCATCAGTCGTATATATCTGATCATCGGATGAGACCAATTCACTACCCGCAGGAATTGGAGTGCCATTTGCCCCAGTGGCTTGCCCTGATCCAATCGCCACAACGGCCGCTTTTCGGGCAATCCCATATTCAGATGAATGGGATTCGAGCCCTGCCTCATCTGCTATCGAAACAAATAACTGCCTTGCCTGATAATCCAAATATTCATATAATAGATGAACTGCGCCACCAATGATCCTTGCGATAACGCTAAGCGTTGACCTCCTTAATAAAGATGTCGCTCCGGTTATCCGAGTCTGAAAATCGGATATGATCCGATCAACGATTTCCTGTAATGTATTTCGAGTAAATGGCATTTGTTATCCCCTTAGCGCTTGAGCCGTCCATTGCGCCCCAAAATTAAATGCTTCTGCGTTTCCGTCTACGCGGCGAATTTTTATGGAGATCCCCAGACGATCGCTTCCCACTATTTTTTCTCGCTCGGCCACCACGACAACCTCCGCAGCGACCCCGTCGTCTATTAGCCATTGCAATGCCTCCTCCGCATACTCCTTTGCCTTTACCAAAACGCTTTCAAGAGTTTTCTCCCGATTTAATAACCATAATCGGGAACCGATCTGATCCCCTTCAACATCTGGGGATATCAGATCACCCCACCAACCCCGTCGATTTTGACTATTCGGATCTGGCAAAATATCATCCGCCCTTGCTCTTCGATCTGAAAACAAACTAATGATCACAGCCGTCTCAAGTCCTTCATCCGATTCCAGATCCTGCGAATCTACGAGAAAGTTAAAATCGCCTTCCATCAATGTCGTATCCCATGCTATTCGAATATCATTAGACATCATTCTCCCTTTACTTTGGATGTTGCATGGCCGGCAGGGGTCATTGCGACGGTTGGCGCTCCGGAATTACCAATCCCACCACCATTTGCATGAACATGCGCATTAAATAAGGCGATGAATCGTTCATCGACCATTGCTCTCAATGCCGCAAAATTTGGACCTCCCAACGCTACTTGCGGGGAGTTAATAATATGCCCAGTCACATTAACATGGGTTTCAGATGGAGTGGTGACGGTCTTGCTTGTATCCAGCACCTCTATAATCTGATCCCCTTTGATATCAAAGATCCGGCCTCTCTTTAAATGGATGCGAAAATCACCTGGGGATAAATCCTCATCCGTATAGATTGCGACCTCGCCAGCAACTAAATCAGTCGGCCGATATTCCCGATCATGAACACAGATCGCGATTCCCTGATCTCGATTGCCATTTATAAATACAGCCGCAACCTCGGCGTCCTCCAATGGGTATGTCTCAAATCCATATTCTTGAAAGCGCTCCATATCTGATATGGTCTCTCCCTGCAAAGCGATGATCTGGATCTTTTGGGTCTTCTCGGCATTATTAACATATGTGAGGATTGCCCGACCAAGCAGCAAAAATATCTTTTTTTGTATTGGAGCGATCAATCTTTTAAAGCTTTTGAAATCCATTATTGCACCGTTAATTTGGTTTTCCAATCAACCCCGGACTTGATCTTTTTAATCGGTTCCTCTAAAAGCGCATAGGTATCAGGATCGACCAGCGTCATCGTGGTCGTTGTCCCAGACTCATTGTCCTTTGTATAATTGATTGATGATATCAGCAGGGTTCCATCAATCTGTAAAAAATCGTCCTTGACTTTGACAAGAGAATTTAAAGGCCATATGATCCCATTCGATTGAGTCCAGCCCTGCACTTTATATTGCAATTTTCTGGATGCGCCTGCTCGCTTGGTCGCTTCCCATCTTGCCCGATCAAGGCATCTTGCCGCATCGCAAGGGGTCTCTGTAAAAATGACGATCGGTCGATATCTTAAAATCACATCATCTGTCTGCTCGCCCACTGGATGCGCCGCATCCGCCACTTCCTTTTGATCCGTCATCGAACCTTGACCCTTTACAATATAAGTCTGAAAACGCTCCTTATTGGATTGATCAATACTCCCTGATAATATATTGACTCCTTTTTCAAGGGGATCATTGGTAAAGCGACCCCCAGCCCTCGTCAATGTCAATGCTCCATCACCATAGCTAACAGGGAGAATAGCTTTCATCTGACATAATTTTAAGATCAGATCGAAAACCGCATCCCCTTCATTGGCTTTAAACTCCGGCATTTTGAAAGTCGCTTGATCAGTAACAGAATCATCAGTGTTGACCGAAATATCAAAGGGATCACAAAGCGCCTTGATTATTTCTTCGACCGCTTTTTCCTTCCATTCATTTGGGGTCTCGACAAAAGGGCAATCAACCAAATCACCGGTTT